TCACCGTTGATTTCCTTATTCAACGCCGCAATCTGCTGTTCGAATCCATCAGCCTTCAACTTTAAGGTATCGTAATCCTTTGCCTTCTGTTTGTAATCGTCAAAACCTTCATACTTTGCTTTCACTCCTGCTATGCGTTCTCCGATTACTTTATCAAGCTGCTCCTGTGTTGTAATTGGTGTAAATTCTGCCATTTTATTGCTCCTTTCTCCATTAACCGCTGGGTTGCGTAATATGTAAAAAGGCACCCTGTTCAGGTGCCCTTTAACAACTAACTCTTTGTTTTCTTTTCCTCGTCTTCTCCTCGCTGCATGCCCAATATGCAAGTATAATACTGTCAAGCAGTGCAATCT